ACTCGTGTCCTCATTGTGGCCTCACCCTCGATAGGGATGAGAACGCCGCGTTGAACATACTTCGCCTGGGGCTACAGGCGATGGGTACTCAATCCCTAGAAGCCCACGCCCTTTAAGGCGTGGGAGTAGTCACGAGATTGGAGAGCGAGAGTGCTGTACTTCTGGCAGAGCAAGGAACGACCTGACAACCCCCCGGAAGTCAAGTGTATGCAGGTCAAGGAGGGAGTGGTGAGCGGCGTGTGGCTGCTCACTGACGACGCGGCCCGAATGGTGCTCGACAACCCCAACATCGAAAGCCTTGAAAGCGATGGGGAGTACGAGTTCCTCCGGCTGATGGAAGAGAAGGACGTGATTGCGGACATCGTGGCGTCGGGCGAGTTGTCGCCACAGACGGCCAAGCGCCTTCATTCGCTGCCCCAACCAGAGCGCACCCTGCGTGCGGCGATGGGCGCACGCAACGTCCCGACCCGGCAGAAGAAGTGGGGAGACGCGGGCTACTACCGCTACTCCCGTGAAGGCTCCTGAGCCAGTAGGCACACAGTCCCCATAAATAGAATGCGCCGGGGACTGTCGCCTTTAGGTGACAGAGGAAGGCGCTTCATCCTTTCCCTGATGGTCTAGCACGTTAGATATTTGACAACAAGCTAACACCGGCGTATAATTGATGGTATGAGATACAATCGCAACGCCGGGAGCGTCTACAACCTCAACCTTCACTTCGTGTGGTGTCCGAAGTACCGCAAGCCGGTGCTTATTGGCCGCGTGGCCGACAGACTCCGCGAATTGATAGTTGAGAAGTCGGCACAGCTTGGCGTCGAAGTCCTGGCGTTGGAAGTGATGCCCGACCACGTTCACCTGTTCTTGGCCGTGCCTCCGACCGATGCGCCGCAGTTTTACGCCAACCAGTTCAAGGGCCACACGTCTCGCATTCTCCGCTTGGAGTTTCCGCACCTGAAAAGCACGCTGCCTAGCCTGTGGAGCCGGTCCTACTATGTCGGTAGCGCCGGACACGTATCGAGCGAGACGATTGAGAAGTACATCGCTGCTCAGAGAGGCCGCTAGATGCTTCGCAATTGGCAGTTCAGGCTCTACCCGAACAAGGCACAAGAGACGGCGCTTGGCGAGATGCTGGACGCCTATCGCACGCTTTACAATGCCGCGTTGCAGGAACGCCGGGACGCCTACCGCCGATGTCACGTCTCGCTCAACTACTACGACCAGGCCAACCAGCTTAAGGACATTCGCGCCAACGGTGACGAGCTTGCTCGGTTCAGCTATTCGACGGCTCAGCAGGTCTTGCGCCGACTGGACAAAGCGTTCAAGGCGTTCTTTGAGCGCGTGAAACGTGGCGAGACGCCCGGCTTTCCTCGGTTCAAGTCGGCACGCCGATTCAATAGCGTTCCCTTCCGCTTTGGCGACGGGGCAACGCTCAAGGATGGCCGTCTCAACCTGACCGGCGTTGGCCGCGTGAAGGTCAAGTGGCATCGAGACATTCCAGCCGACGCCGCTATCAAGCAAGTCATCGTCAAGCGCGACGGCGACAAGTGGTATGCCTGCTTCGCTATCGAGTTGCCCGACCTTGAAACGCCGGTTCACCCCGGTCCGGTGATTGGCGTTGACCTCGGCCTGTCGGCGTTGGTGACGCTCTCCACTGGCGAGAAGGTAGAGCCGCCGCGTCCCTTCCGCAAGGCACAAGCGAAGCTCCGACGCCAACAGCGCCGGGCGTCCCGACGCAAGAAGTTCTCGCGTGGTTGGCGGAAGGCACAACGCCAGGTCGCCAAGACTCACGCGCGCATCGCCAACCAGCGCAAGGACGTTGCGCACAAGCTCAGCCGCCGGTTGGCTGGCGAGTTCTCGCTGATTGCGGTTGAGGACTTGAACATCCTCGGCCTGGCGAAATCCAACCTTGCCAAGAGTGTGCTTGATGCTGGATGGTCCCAACTGCTCCAATTCACCGCGTACAAAGTGGAAGAGACTGGTTCGCGGCTTGTGGCAGTAGACCCCAGAGGCACAAGTCAGTTCTGCTCTGGCTGTGGTTGCCGTGTTCAAAAAGACCTCAGCGTTCGTGTGCATCGGTGTCCTGAGTGCGGCGTTGTCCTGGATAGAGACGAAAACGCCGCGCTTAACATCCTGTACCGTGCGCTAGACCGGCTCGGACTGAGCCGTGAGGCGATAACGTGGCCCGGTGGGGCGTGCGTTGCCTCAGAAGCCGCCGCGTTCTACGCGGCGGAGTAGTCACGCCCGACCCGCTCAGCCCGCGCCACCTCCCGGAGCGCCGCCACGTCTACGCCTTTCGCGTGGGCGGCTGGCTGTGGTGCCTGGTGGTCGGTTACCGCCGCCGCGACGGGGCCGACTGCTGGGCGCTCAGCCTGACGCGCACGCCGCGCATGGTCCAAGACGCGCCCGTGCCTTGCGTCCAAGACGCGCCCGTGCCTTGCGACCAGGAGGACCCGTGAACATCTACCAGCCCGGCGACGCCGCCACCCTGCGCGCCACCTTTACCGACCTGGCCGGCTCCCTCACCGACCCGGCCCAGGTGAGCCTGTCCCTCTGGTGGCCCGATGCGCCCTGGGCCGACCCAACGGCCCTGGGTGGGTCGCTGACCACCTACACCTACGGCGACGGGCCGACCGTGGGCCACGTCGGGACGGGCCTGTACGCCGCCACCGTGGTCATTCCTGCCGATGCCAACGGGGAGGTGACGTATACTTTTGAGGGAACAGGCAGCGGCCTGCGGGTGGTGATGTGCGGGGCCTTCGTGGTGGCCCCGACCCGGACCTAGGGGGGAACGATGCGCGAGTCGTGGCTGGCTGAGCCGTGGCTGAGCCTCATTGTCGCGGGTGGGCTGGTCGCCCTGACGGCGGTCCTGGTCCTGGCCTTGACCCGCTCCGCCGGGCTAGGCCCCACCCCACGCTGGCCCACGCTGGCCGGCCCGCGCCCTGACGAGTTCCCCGTCTGGGACCCTGACGAGGTCGCCGCGGCGGCCCTGGCCCTGCCCGCCTTGCCGCCCGTGGTCGAGGGCCGCATCGAGCGCGTGGTGGACGGCGACACCTTTCGCGTGCGCGTGGGCGACACCCTCTACACCGTGCGCGCCCTAGGGATAGACACCCCAGAGACGAAGGACCCCCGCAAGCCGCCCCAGTGTTACGGGGCCGAGGCGACCGCCTACGCCCTGGAGGTGCTGGGCGGCCGGCGCGTGGGGCTAGAGGCGGACCGCAGCCAGGACGCCCGCGACCGCTACGGGCGCGAGTTGCGCTACATCCGCCTGACCGACTCCGGCGTGCTCTACCAGGCCCTGGCCCTTATAGAGGGCACGGCCCGCGAGTACACCTACACCCGACCCCAGCGCTACCAGGCCGAGTTTCGGCGGCTGGAGGCAGAGGCGCGCAGCGCGCGGCGGGGCCTATGGGGCGCGTGCCAGCCTCTTCCCTGGCCCGCCCCGTAAGGGAGGACCTATGACCCCGACCGTCCCCAGCCCCCAGCGCCCACCGCCGCGCGGCTCGCTCACGGGCTGGCCCTGGCAATACCCGGAGTGGTGGCTGGCCGTCATCCTGCTTACCTGGGGGCTGTGGCTCCTATTGCACGTCTACGTTAGCTGGGACGCCCCGCCGCTAGGGGTGCTAGGGGAGGCCGGCGAGCGCGCCCCGCTGGGGGTGCTCGGCGTGTTCTTCGGGGCGTGGTGCCTGTGGGCCGGCTACTGGCGCGAGGATGCGCTCCTGGCCCTCGGTCAGCTTGGCGGCCTGTTTGTGTTCTTCGCTAGTGGCGTCGCCCTGTGGGAGGCGTCGGGCGGGGTAGCGACCGCCCTTCCTTTTCTCGCTACGCTCTGGCCGTGGCAAGTGAGCGTCCTCGCGGGCACCCTGACCAGGGTGCGACTAGAGCGAGCCAGGGGGGACGATGCCGCCGACGACCAGCGTATTCCAGGGGGTCCTTGATGCAGTCCAGGCTCAGCCGGAGGGCGGCTGGCTCTCTAGCCAGGTGCTTATCGCCATCATCGGCGTGGTCGGCACCGTGGCCGGCGGCCTCATCGCCTGGCGCGCCTCCTCGCGCCAGACCGACGCCCAGATGGAGCAGAAGTCTCAGGACGAGCTCTGGTCCCGCTACTGGCAGCAGCAACGCGAAATCGATGAGCTTAGGCTTTACATCGACCAGCTACTCGATGACCGCGTGCGCCTCCACTACATGCTCCTGGGGGCCGGTATCACGCCCCCGCCCTTGCCCCAGCGTCGCCCTACGCCGCGCTCAGCCGAGCCGGGTAGTGACTAAGGCGGTGCGCCGCCACCCCCATAGACCGCGACAGGCCGCGGCCGGCTCGCCTGTGAGCCAGACGGCTCAAGGAGTGCCCTGTGATGGTCCCCACCGATAGCGGCGGCCTCATCGTCGCCGCCCTGCTCTTGGCCTTCCTGGCTGAGGGCACCACCGAGTACCTGTTCGCCACGCCCCTGACCCGCGTCCTGCCTAACGCCGACACCCGCTCGGCGGTGGTGCGCTACATCGCCCTGGCGGTGGGCGTGGGGCTGGCCTTCGGCTACGGCCTGGATGTGTTCCGCGTGTTGGTGCCGGGCCTGACCCCGGTGCAGCCCTGGGTGGGCGTGCTCTTGACCGGCGTTCTCATCGGGCGCGGCAGTAACTACCTCAACGACTTTGCCACGCGCTTCTTCGTCAAGCCCTAGACAAGCTGACGGCGTGGCGGTATAATCAAGGCAGGCCACCCTTGCGAGGGGCCGGCCGCCCCCATTCCCCTTAGTCCCCGCCAGGTTGCGCGCCTGGGCGACCCAGTGTCGACCACCGAGGCGCGCCATGCCCCAACCCGTCACCCCACCTAACGCCCCCCCGCGCCGGACGGGGCGACCCCCCAAGATTAACGACCCCGCCCTGCGGACCCGCATCCTCGACGCCTTGCGCGTCGGGGCGACCTACGTTCATGCCTGCGCCTATGGCGGCATCGCCTACAACACCTTCAACGAGTGGATGAAGAGGGGCGAGGCGGCCAGGTCTGGCGCGTTTCGTGACTTCTATGAGGATGTTAAAAAGGCCGAGGGCGACGCCGTGGCTAAGTGGCTGGGCGTGATTGACAAGGCCGCCCTCGACGGCCAGTGGCAGGCGGCGGCCTGGAAGCTGGAGCGGCGCTACCCTGAGACCTACGGGCGGCGCATTATCCAGACTGAGGTGAGCGGGCGCGACGGCGGCCCCGTGGAGATACGCGCCGTCGACTACCGGGCGGCTATCGCAACCCTAGCGCCCGAAGATGAGCCTTGAGACACCGCTGCGGCGCGAGGTCCTAACCGACCTAGGGGGAGCGACGCATGGCCCGCGAGGACCGACTGACCTGGACCCGCGCGATGGAGGATGACCTTATCCGAGTGCTGCAAGCTGACCCCGGCCCCCCGACCCAGGCTATCCGTAACGCCGTCGCCATCCTCAGCGAGCAATGGGGCGTGGCGCTTCGGTTTGCTCAGGTCCAGGCCAAGGTCTTTTACTTGACCGAGGCGGGGCGGCTGAGGCCCCAGACCGGGTATGGGGTGCTGGAGGGCGAGCCTAGCGGGCCGCCCACGGTGGAGCGCCTCGGCAGCCCACCCCGGCTGGGCATCGAGTCGGGCTGGCTGGGCATCGGGGACTTGCACGCCCCCTTCGTGCGCTGGACGATGCTGGCTGAGGCGGTGGAGCGAGCGCGGCGGGCGGGTATCGGCCACGTCCTCATCGCCGGCGACCTGTGGGACATGGGGGCCTTCTCGGTCTACCCCCGCATCGTGACGGGGCCGGGGATGCGCCAGGAGCGCGAGGCGGCCCCGTATACGGTGGACATGTTGGCCCGCTGGTTCGAGCGGGTGGTGTGCTTTTCGGGCAATCACGACTGGCGGCTGCTCAAGCAACTCATGGGCGCGTTCCCGGCTCAGACCGCCGAGGGCCTGTTCCTGGAGCTTATCGGCGGGGCGCGCGGGGGCCGGGTGACGTGGAGCGTGTTCGGTCACGCCGAGGTAGACAGCCCCACCGGCCCGTGGCGTTTCACCCACCAGCGCAACTACAGCCGCATCCGGGGCCGCGTGGCCGTCCAACTGGCGGCCAAGTACGCCCGCCACATCGTCACTTTCCACGAGCACGGGCTGGGCAAGCTACCCTCTGACTGTGGCCGCTTTACCTGTGCCGCAAGCGGATGCCTGGCCAACTGGGACCACATGGCCTACATGCAACTGGTCGATACCACCGCCCCCGCCTGGGTCAACGGCTACGTCATGCTGGACGCCACGGGGGCGATTGAGGTCTACGGGGCCGTCCCTGGCTGGGGCGCGCCCCTCGTGCCGTCTGGCAGCCTGAGCGCGGAGGCCTGACCGTGACAGAGTGGTCGCCCCACCCCCTGTACGCCCTGACCACCCGGCCCTGGTGCCTGGAGCGGGCCATGCTGCGCGGCGAGCCGCCGGCCTGGGCCGACGTGGCCGGCTACTGGGTGAGCCTACGCGCCGAGGGCGGCGTGACCCACGTCTACCTGACCCCAGAGGGCAAGGCCGCCAAGCCCGCTGCGGGTAGCGGGGAGCACTGGGTCACTATCCGGGGCACGCACGTCCTGGTCGACGGCAACGGCACGCCCGTCGACGCCGCCATGCGCGAGCGGCTGGCCGGCCGCGAGGCCATCACCGCCCCCAGCGCCGACGCCGGGCTAGGCATGACGCGCGAGGGTGTCAAGCAGGCGGTGAACGAAAACGCCCCCCTCATGGCCTACATGGCCGGCGTGGCCCAGGACAGCCCCGCGGCCAAGGCCGTCACTAGCGGCACAGTGAGCCAGCAGGACGCCGCCTTCGAGCTAAACACCCTCGCCCAAGAGGCGGACCTGGTCAAGGGCCGCGTCGAGGCGGTGTGGGCGGCCCAGGCCGAGCGGGCCGGCCTGACCCCCGCCCAGGCCGCCGACGTGGCCGCCTCCTACAAAGTATGGAACGACTACGGCGCGAGCCACATGGACGCGGCCACGCTGGTGGAGGCTGCTGCCGCCGAGTTTGGACTAGGCGACCCGCCCGCCTTCCTGGCGTCCCACCGGGCCGCCATGCTGGAGAGGCGGCGCAAGCGCGCCGAGGCCGTGCTGAGCTATTCCGACCGTGACGAGGGGGTCGTGAGCGACTTTGGCTCCTCTAGTGTCAGCGTGACCGATAAGCCCTATATCTTCCGCGACCGAGCCGGGATTGAGCGTATCCGCACCAAGCGCCTCCAGGAGATAGTCGACGGGCGTGCCGCGACCTTTGCCCCCGACCAGGCCGCCCTGCAGCGAGGCTTGCGGGCCATGTATGAGGATACCCAGGCCGACCTGGCCAAGCTACCGGGCGACACCGTCACCCTCTACCGGGGGGTGCGGTCGGTGGGGGCGTTCGCGGGCCAGCGGATGCGCCTGGGGGAGTCAAGCCTGCCCGTCTCAAGCTGGAGCGCCAACCCCTACACCGGCCTGGAGTTCGGCGTGCTCACCCTGAAGGCCGAGGTGCCCAAGTCGCGCATCCTGGCCACGTACCGCACCGGGCTGGGCACGGGCCGCGAGATGGAGATGTTGGTCTTGTCCAGTCCCGACGACGAGGCCCTGGTGTGGCAGAGTAGCCTCAAGTGAGCGCGCCGGCCATCTACCTCCCGCGCCTGCGCCGGGACCAGTGGGAGATAGCCCAGCACCCGGCCCGCGTCAAGGTGCTCAGCATGGGCCGGCGCTGGGGCAAGACCGTGCTCGGCGGCGACATTGCCATCCCCACCGCCGCCCAAGGCGGGAAGGTCGCCTGGATAAGCCTGACCTACAAAAACGGGCGACCCCTGTGGCGAGCCGTGGAGAGCGCCCTGGGCGACCTGAGCAAGCGAGGCGGGGCGCGCCTCAATAAGAGCGAGCGCACGGTCGAGATTGCCTGCGGCGGCGCGTGGGGCTTCCTCGGCATCTACTCCGGCGACAACCCCTCGTCCATCCGCGGTGAGGACTTCGACCTGGTCATCATTGACGAGTGCAGCCGCTTGCCGGAGGAGGTCTGGACCTCGGACGTAGAGCCGACCCTGGCCGACCGCAACGGCTCGGCGCTCCTCATTAGCACGCCGGCCGGCAAAAACTGGTTCTGGCAGTGGTGGCTCATGGGGCAGGGGGCGGTGAGCGAGCGCGAGGTCAAAAGCTGGCGCGCCCCGTCCTCCGACAACCCCAGCGTCAATATCCGGCGCGCGGCGGCCCTGGCCAAGGAACGACTCCCGGAGCGGGTATACGAGCAAGAGTGGCTCGCCCAGTTCCTGGACAGTGGCGGCGAGGTGTTTCGGGTGGTGCGGACGCGAGCCACGGGCAAGCCGAAGGAGCCGTACCCCGGCATCTTCGTGCTGGGGGTGGACTTCGGTCAGACCGCCGACTGGACCGTCATTACGGTCTGGGACGCCGAGAGCCGGACCATGGTCGAGATGGACCGTTTCCACGGCATAAGCTGGGCGCTCCAGCGCGCCCGCATCCAGGCCATGCACGAAAAGTGGGCGTCGAGCGCCGTCTACGTGGAGGCCAACTCCATGGGCGGCCCCAACGCCGAGGCCCTCATGGATGACGGGGTGCCGGTGGTGCAGTTCCTGACCACGGCCCAGTCGAAGCCACCCCTCATCCAGAACATGGTCCTAGCGATGGAGCGGGCTGAGATAACCCTCCTGGACGACTCGCGCCTGATAGCCGAGTTTGAGGGCTACCAGCAGCGGGCCAGCGTCAATACCGGGCGCGTCACCTATGGCGCGCCGGCCGGGATGCACGATGACATTGTGATGAGCGCCTGCATCGGCTACTTCGGCTGCACCCGCATGAGCGGCGGCATCTACCTCTAGCACCACCCGCAAGGTCTATCATGGCGCGCTATATCTGGG